ACGGTTGTCAACGGGTGCGCCGTTCGTCTCACAGCGGTTTTCCGGCGGGCTGCCGTGCCCTGCGAAGGGGGGCGGCAGCCCGCCCGGAAAAACTGACAGGTGACAAATCCGAAAAAAAGTGCTAAGATAGGAGAAAAGGAGGTGAGCACCATGGGGAGCAGGCCCGGCGGACGCGGGAAGCGGCGTCTGCAATGCTGGGCGGTTACAGCGGGGCTCCTGCTGCTGGGGTGCGCCCTGAGCGGGGCGCTCCTGGCGCTGGACCACACCGGAGGCTTCGTGTCCATGATCTTCGTGCTGGTGGTGGTCCTGGTGGCCCGGCTCACCGACGGCTACGCCTATGGCGCGGCGGCCTCCTTCGTGGGCGTCGTCTGCGTCAACTATATCTTCACCTATCCCTACTGGGAGTTCAACTTTACCATCTCCGGCTACCCGCTGACCTTTTTCACCATGCTCTCGGTCTCCCTCATCGTCAGCGCCCTCACCAGCCAGATCAAGCACCAGGAGCAGCTGCGGGCGGACGTGGACTTCTTGGCCGCGATGCAGGGGGTGACGTTATGAGCGTGGCTGAGCTTGCCCGGAAGTACTACCCCCGCCTTTGGGACAAGTCCAGGCTGGAGGCTTTGGCCGCCGCCGGGAGGCTGACGGAGGCGGAGGTGCGGGAGATCGTGGGGGAGGAGGAGAACCATGTACATTGACGCGAAGACGCTCATCGAGCTGGCAGCGCTGCTGACAGCTCTTGGAGTGATCGGAGGCGCGGCGCTCTGGGCCGTAAAGTTCGTCGACCGGCAGAAGAAACAGGACCAGGAGCTGACCGCCATCCGGAAAGAGCAGACCTTAATCTGCTACGGCGTCATGGCCTGCCTGCGGGGCCTGAAGGAGCAGGGCTGTGACGGGCCGGTAACCGCCGCGCTGGACAAGCTGGAGAAGCATCTGAACCAGGCGGCACATGAGGAGGACAGCTAGGAGGAAAACATGGACAAAACAATCATCAAACGCTTGGGGAACCTGCTGAGCGTCAAGAGCCTGGTCACTCTGACGCTCACCATCGTGTTTGCGGTCCAAGCCCTGCGGGGGACCATCTCTCAGGACTTCATGACGATCTATGCAGTGATTATCGCGTTTTATTTTGGGACCCAGAGCCAAAAGGTGCAGGACGCGGTGGAGGGTCGGAACGATGGCTGACGTACTGGACACCGCCCGGCGAGAGCTGGGCACTACCGAGAGTCCTGCCAACTCCAACAAGGTCCGCTATAACACCTGGTACTATGGCCGGGAGGTCTCCGGCGATGCGTATCCCTGGTGCATGGCGTTCGTGCAGTGGGTGTTCGCCCAGGCGGGGAAGGTATTGCCCTACAAGACCGCCTCCTGCTCCGCTCTGCTGAGCTGGTACCGGCAGAACAGGCCGGAGTGCATCGTCAGGGACCCCATGCCCGGGGATATCATCCTCTACACCTTCAGCCACACCGGCATCGTGGAAAGCGTGCAGGGTAGCACCGTCACCGCCATCGAGGGCAACACCTCCGCTGGGAGCAGCGGCAGTCAGGCCAACGGCGGCGGGGTGTTCCGGCGCACACGGAACAAGAGCCTTGTCAGGGCGTACATCAGACCCTTCGGGGAGGAAATGGAGGAAGACATGAACATCGACAAGCTGCTGAGTGAAATGACGGACGAGCAGGCGTACCGGCTCATGGCGAAGGCCCAGGCCCACGCCGCTACGCTCCCCGAACAGTCCTGGAGTGTCAAGGAGGGCCACTGGGCTCGTGCTACCGCCGCCGGGGTGGTCAACGGCGCAGCGCCGGAGGGGCTGGTCAAGCGGTGCGAGATCGCCGCCATCCTGGGCCGGAAGGGCCTGCTGGGATGAAGGAGGAAAAGATGCGATGAAAAAATATATCGGAACAAAACTGGTTGAAGCCGAAACCGCCAACAAAGTGAACGGTAAAGTTCAACCCGCTGACTGGCCTGTTCCCAAGGATGCTGACATTAGGCGTGGATATAAGGTCCGCTACCCTGACGGCTACGAGAGCTGGAGCCCGAAGGGAGAGTTCGAGCGGTCCTATCTGCCGATGACAGTCAATCAGGATCTGAAAACAGACGCGCCTTCCATCAGTCAGGAGATGGTGGACAGCTTCATTTGCGCCACGGAGGTGACCACCATGGGCGATAAGTGTACGGTCGTCCGGGCGATTCTGCGTAACGGCTTTGAGATCGTTGAGAGCTCAGCCTGCGTCAGCGCGGAGAACTACGACGAGAAAATTGGAGCGGAGATTTGCATGGAGAAGATCAAGGACAAGGTCTGGATGCTTCTGGGCTTCCTGCTCCAGACTGCCGTACATGGTATTGGCGGGAACGGCTGATGGAGTTCTCCAAGAGGAGGTCCGAAAGGAAGCGGCCGATCTTGAGTACAAGCGGAACCGGAACGACTTCATGTACTGGAAGTACATGGTGAAAGATTAGAAATTTAGAAAGGAGAAACAAAATGGATTTCGGCAGTGCACTTCGAGCAATCAAAGAGGGCAAAAGAGCCTCCCGTGCAGGCTGGAACGGGAAAAACCAGTACATTGAACTCGCCACCTGTGTCAGCTATAAAAATGCCGGTGGCAATGTCGTGAATGGAAACCACGACGCGATTGGAAACAGCGCCATTGCGTTCGTGGGGACTTCCGGCGTTCAGATCGGCTGGCTTGCGTCCCAGGCGGATATGCTGGCGAATGACTGGCAGGTGGTCTGAAGGTGTGCAGATGGAATTTTCCAAACGGCTGATCTCCGATATCCGCGCCCTGCTGTGGGTGGTGACGGTGGGCGGGCTGGTCCTCGCCGCCTACTGCATCCGCCGGGACTACGCCGGGGCCCTGCCGTGGCTCACCGCTATGGTGGGTCTCCCCTGGACCGCCCACGGCACCGTCTGCGCGTTCTACCTCAATATGGCGAAATCTGATCACCGTGAGGGTGGTATCACCTTTGAATGCGCCAAATCGGCCGGTTTTGAGCAATGTCGTGATAGCAAGAATAGCCCCAGCATATAGAGGCCCCGTGAGAGGCTCTGACAGCCCCGTGGAGGGCGGGGAAGCTCTGGCGATGTAAACTCCCGCCCCGCCCGAAACACCGCCCCACGGGGCGGGAAACGGGCAGGCCGCGCCCCAGGAGCAGTCCGCCCTATGTATCACCGTCTGAGATAGCCCCCTTGCAAGTTCGCCCTTGCAAGGGGGCTCTTTTTTCATGCTCAATTTTCAAGGTGCCTATGTATAAACGGGGCGGCGGTTGACTCCCCCAGTGCCGATGGGGTATACCCATGAGCGCCCGCCCCGCTGCTGGGGCGGCTGGGCTTGCACCAGCGGCGGCGGTTGCCGTCGTCCTTGCGGGCTGTCATCAGGTGCGCTAAGCAGGGAGCACGTCAACCGCAAGCACACGGCATGGAGAGGCCGGGGAGGATACCAAGGATTGAAATTCCCAATCGGTTACGAATTTGAAAAGGGCAGAGGAGTGACCTGCTGTAGAATGGATGAAAAAAGCAGACGCATCATTTTTCAGTGCGTCTACTTTTTTGACCGCATCTCTTTTTCGATCAGCTCGACGATGAACTGCGTGGTGCTCTTGCCTTGCCGCGCCGCATATTGGACGATCTTCTCCTTCTGCCCCTTCCTGACCTTGATCTCTATCCGGTCGTAGGTCTTCTTATTGTACCGGGCCGTCGCCTCTTTCTGCGCGTCTGAATATGCCATGAAAACACCCCTTTTAAGGGCAGTATATCGTATTTCATCACCATTTTGTATAATGTCGGCATGATAGATTTGTGTAATATTACACCTTTTTATACTGTCGACAGTATGGTATAATAAAAACCGTGCAGAGGCGGCAACCCCTGCACGGTCCAGATCAGCTGTGATCTTCTGAAAGCGTGTCTATCAAGTCGAGGAACAGGTGGATCGCCCTGTCCCTCCGCTCCGGCGGCAGGCTGCTGAACAGCCTCGCCGCCCGCTCAGCCATCTCCGCCCGCTCCCAATCCCGGGGATGGGCGGAAATTATTTCTGCTACGGATACGCCGCATTTCTCCGCCAAGAGCTCCAGCGTATCTGTTCTGGGATTGCAAGTGCCGCTGAGATAGCCCGCAAGGGAGGACTTGGCAATGCCCAGTTCCTCAGAGAGCTCTGCTACGGACAAATGGTGCGCTCTCTTGTATCGCTTGATGAAGTCTGTGATGTTCTCACTGATCGGCATGATGCCCTCCTTTCTTTGCCTGTGGAGTTCCATGCCGAGTGGGGGGACTGCGGGAGCGCGGAGGCCCGCGTTTCCTTTGTAACATAAAAATGTAGCTCCATTCGTCTTGAAAGGAGCTGCATTTTTATTGCATAAAATTATTATTCCAACCGGAATAAAAAGTTTATGCAGTAAAATTCTCGAAAAATTAAGGCCGAAAAAGGATTGTGATCTGCCGCGTGGGATGGACAAGTATCTTATCCAACGCCGACCGCCAAAAGGCCTGCTTATCGGTCCTTCCCAGTTCCTGGTATGCGCTCTGCCATCCTTGATAGAAGATCGACAGCAGCCGGTCCGCAGTTGGCACGGCGGCGGGCACACTGCGCTCTTCTATCGTCAGGGCGTCCAGCTGCGCGGTTAATGCTTCATAATCCTTTCGGTACAGCTCCAAATCTATTATAGCATCAACATACAGATCTTTCAAGCGGGAAAGCCTCTTTTTTAACTTGGTACGCTCCTCCTGGAAATTCTTTGCCGGCCTCCCGGCGGACGCGGTCTGCTCCAGCTGATAGCCGAATTGCCGCAGCTCTGCATCCACGTTCTGCAAGAGATAATCCTCCACCACGGTCTCCCGGATGTTGACATCGTTGGCGCAGTCTCCGTTATTATACCGCCCGCGGCAGTTATAGGTAATACCGGCTCGCCACTCTCCGGATTTTACACGGTAGTTGTTCGTATGGGAGCCATACCGGCGCCCGCACTCGGAGCAGTAGATGATCCCGGCGAACAGGTAGACCCGGTCCGCATCGGCTCTCCGCTCCGCACGGCGGCGGTTGGCGTTGATCTCCTCAAACTGCGCCCTCGTGATATACGCGGGGCACATCCCGTCCACGCCCTCGAAGCACCCGCAGTACGCCTCCTTGGTCAGCATGAGCCGGGACAGGTAGTAGGTGAAGAGCACCCCGCAGCGGGCTTCCGTAGCTCTACGGGCCTGTTCAATGGATCGGGTGGCCAGGAAGCGCTCAAAAAAGCAGGACACCGCCGCCTCCGTCTCCGGGTCCTTGACCACCTTCTTGCCCTCGATCCTGTACCCCGTCGGGACCTTGCCGGTGCAGGGCTCCTGCCGCTCCTTTTTGGAGGCGAACACCGCCTTGATCCGCTCGCTGGTCCGGTCCGCCTCGTCCTGGGCTACGCTGAGCATGATATTGATCTTCAATCGCCCCGAGGCGGTGGAGGTGTCGTAGTCCTCGTGGATGGTCTTCCAGTCTACGCGGTGGCGCTCCAGGATTTCCTGGACCTTGTAATATTCAGCTATGTTCCTAAACCAGCGGTCCAGCTTGGTGAAGACAACCAAGTCAATCAGGCCGGCCTCCACGTCCGAGAGCAGCCGCTGAAGCTCCGGACGCTTCGCCGCGCTCTTGCGGGCGGAGATGCCGGCATCAATGTAGTGCCTGGCCACCTGGACCCCCGCCGTTTCCGCCCAGGCGTCCAGAGCCTCCCGCTGGGCCTCGATGGATAGACCGTGGACCGCCTGCTCCTCCGTGCTGACCCGGATGTACAGCGCCGCGCGGGGGACGGAGACCATGCTTTTTTCGCTTTTCATGTTGATTCCTCCTGTTAGATATGATAAAATAGGAGGCGCTAGAGGCTCGAAAACTTTAGCGCCCCCTTGACCGTCTCCGGTGTTTGCAGCACCGGGGGCGGTTTTTTGTTGCTTGGTTGTATTGAAAAGGTAAACTTTTTATGATATAGTCCCTATGTATAGGGGGTGGGCAATATGCTTTCACAGCAAGAAGCGGATTCTTTAATCGCTGAACTCAAAGAAATCCGGGAGATTTCTGGCCCAATCGCTTTTCCACAGCCTGGTGACCGGCAGAAATTGGATCTTGTTTCCACAGATGGGGCGCATTCGTTTATCGTGGATATCAGCAGAAAAGGATATATGAACTTCGTGAAAAAATGCACCTATCAGGGGCGGTTCCAAAAAGATGTGATACTTCTTCGGCTGGATGTTGATGGACCGGAGCATACTAATCCAGATGGAGAAACTTTGCCAAGAACACACCTCCACATATACAGAGAAGGACAAGGAGATAGATTCGCCATTCCTGTTCCACCGGATATGACGAATACATCAGATCTCTTCCAAACGCTTATAGACTTTTTATCATATTTCAAGACAATCAATGCCAACGATTTGGAAATAGAAACGGTGATATGAAATGGAAACTGATTTTACCGAACTCTACCTTAAGTGGCTTAAGGAAAATCTGAAATCTACGGATTTCCACACAGAACTTGGAGAATTCACACAAATATCCACCCCATTCCTGGACCGGCATAACGACCATCTGCAGCTATTTGTGCAGCAGCAAGAACAGGGGCTCTATTTGACGGACGGAGGATATACGATCAATGATCTGGATATGTGCGGATGCGATGTTATGTCGTCACCGAAAAGAAAAAACATTTTGTCGGAAATCCTAAATGGCTTCGGAGTCCGCCTGAACGGCGAGGAAATCTGCGTCAATGCTAACCGGTTGAATTTTCCGCAGAAGAAGCACGCGCTCTTACAGGCAATGCTTTCGGTAAACGATATGTTCTTCCTGTCCCGTTCACAGGTGACAAATGTATTCCTGGAAGATGTCCAGCTGTTCTTTGACACAAATTACATCCCCTATGTGGCAAACGCTCAATTTCATGGCTCCAGCGGCCTTTCCCATACCTTTGAATTTGCGCTTCCTGCAACCAAGAATAGGCCCGAACGCTTTGTCAAAACGATCAATGACGTGTCGCGTGAAAAAATCGATTCGGTTCTGTTTTGCTGGGGTGACATTAAAGACTTGCGGAAACCCGGTGCCCGGCTTTATGTCATGATGAACGACAGCGACAAAAGAATACGGCCTGACTTGGTAAACGCATTGACCATTTATGGAGCAAATCCGCTGGTATGGACACGGCGAAATGAATATGTAGAAGATTTAGCCTCTTGATCTCCAGGCTTTCTTTGCCTCCCCCGGTTGACCGCCGGGGGAGGTTTTTTTGCTGGGTTGCACATCCACATACAGCTTTCTTGCCAATTCGTGCATAGTATGGACTGATGCATTGAAAAGACAAATGTTTGTTTTCTCCTATCCCATTGACAAAGTACAGCTAATAAGTTATACTGAAAAAGCTAACTCATGAAGGACGAAAGCTGGGTTCCCCCAAAGGGAGTAGGCGTTATGCTTAGAATTCTCAAGCTCCTGGGGTTAGCTTTTTTATTAAAGAAGAGGACTCAGTTACATGAAACAGTACACTTTTTCTTGAAAACGGGCCTATATTGAAAGGGCGGTGAATTGGTATATGAAAGCTGTTGCTACAGTATTAAGCAATAATATCCTATTACGCGCGAAGCGAGAGCACATAAAAGTTACACCGATGAAACTTCAAAAGCTTCTATATTATGTGTGTACCAGGTATGTTAAGGAAACTGGGAAGTCCCCAATATCCGAACAGTTCGAGGTTTGGAAATATGGTCCCGTAGTTCCCTCTGTCTATTCTGAATTTAAGCCGTTCAAATCTTCTCCGATTGATCGCTTTGCAAAAAATGCAACAGGAGAAGCGAAAATTGTTGATGAAGATGCAAACCCAGTTCTTACAGACTGTATCAACTATGTATGGAGCAGGCTTAAGAACTTCGGGGGAATAGACTTAGCTAGGCGGACGCACTTAAAAGGGTCTGGCTGGTATGCGGCTTATCAAAGAGACGCCGAAATTATAACATTGGAGGATATGAAAAATGATACCACAATCTGAAAAAGATCCTCCAGAAATTACAGAAGAGGAAGAAGTTGCACCGTACCAGGATGAAGATAATCAGGAGCCTTCGTTACGCAAAGAAAAGAATGCGGAGATTCCATTAAACCTTCGGCGATTTTCTCTCGGATCTGCTACACTTGGCTGGTGTATTTTCCTTATGTTCCTCTGTATCGTTCTTTCCATTTGGAATCCAGAAAACGAGCTGGTGAAAAGTGGGTTTGAAGCGTTTAGGGTGATTGTGATGACATTGTTGGGGTATATCTTTGGATCGAATAGTTCCAAGGGGTCACAGTAAATCCTTTGAGGCCGCCCCCGGTGTTGGCGCACCGGGGGCGGTTTTTTATTGCGCTTTTTTCAGCTCGTTGACGTCTGTACGCAGACGCTTGATAGAATCCTTCATCATGGGCACGTCGCCCGCTAGTTCATACATACGGTCGTTGTCGGCCTTTTTCTTCAACTGCTCCATGATTGCTTCATGACCCTCGTAGAGCGCCTGGAGCCGGGGCAGGACCACGCCCTCCTGAGTGACGGCTACGCGGGTCAGGGTATCCTGCATCTCGTCCAGACGCTCTCCTTGTTGGGCCTGGGTGGCTTTCAGCTCTGCGACATCGCCTTTCAGTCCTGCGACATCGCCTGTCAGCTTTGTCAGCATCTGCAAAATCTTCTCTTCGTTGTTCATGGTGTGCTCCTTTCTATGTACCCCGCCGGGGAGGCGGGGGCTTTTTTATGCCGGTTTTGTTTCGCTGGAGGCGGAGGAAGCTGATCCGCCTGCCGCCCGTCTCTTCTCTTCAAGGATTTCCCGGTAGTACTCCTCCGCTTCGGCGCGGGCCTCTGTCTCGTAGTCTGTGGGGACAGGGGTGTCCGTACCAGCGGGCGGGGCGGGAGTGGTTGTTTCCGTTTTGGAAATAGCCACCGGGGCAGAGCTGGTCAGCCGTTCCTTGAAATGTCGAAGCAGGCTTTCCCGTGTATTCGGGTCAAGTTCAAGATAGGCTTTCAGTATTTCAGTTTCCAGCGCGGTCATTCCGTGCCGGTTGGCGTACTCGCTTAAATCAAACGCCGGTTCCGGTACGAACATCTCTCCTTTACCCGTCCTAAGCCACTCCTCGGAGACTTTGAACTCGCGGCAGATATCTGTAATAGTACGGTCACTAGGTTTGCTCTTGCCGGAGCACATATCAGATACAAACGACTGAGAAATATTCAATTTTCTTGCAAAATCAACTTTTTTTATCTCTAGGGCGTCTATAAGCGTCCTCATCCTGTTGTTCATAGTGATACCTCCTCATCAACATTAAAACACATCGCTCAGCGAATGTCAAGAATAAAAATACGCTGAGCGTAAATCCACACTTGACAACTACGCCAAACCATGCTATAATTACGCTCACCGAAGAAACGAGAGGAGGTGACCACCATGACAAACGAAGTCAAGACCATCTTGGCAGCGGAGAGCAAGCCGCAGTTGGATGCGGTGCGGGATTTCATGGGGACGTTGGATATGGACGGTCAGAAATCCCTGCTGGACTTCTTTTGTGGAGCGAAGTTCATGCAGAACCTAATGACCGCCCGGAACCAAGCCGCCCCGCCCTCGGCCCCGGCGGAGCCGGTGCGTCCCAGCGCGTGAGGCTGAATTCATCAACCAAACGGAAAGTATGAAGAACTGGCAAATTGAAAAACGCCCCTGCAAGTGCTACCAACACTCGCAGGGGCAAGCGAGACCAAACCAAACAAAAACTCAGCCTCTCCCTCCATTATACCGGAGGCCGGGGGCGGAAAGCAAGGAGGAAATTATGAATTTTCACATCACGCTCAGCCCGGAGCAGTTCGAGTTTCTGGACGGACTGCTGGGGGATGTGGTCCAGCTTTATGAGCACCAGGCCGCCGCTCTGGCCTGCCTGGACGGCGATTGGCGCAGGGGCCACGGAAGGAGAGGCAACCCGCCTTTTGCAGGCCTATATCGCGGCTATGTCGTTCGGGAAGGGGCAGCAGGCGCAGAACACGACGGCCCAGCAAAGGGAGGGCCAGCAGACATGACGCTCGACGAGATCATCAGGAACCTCGAAGACCAAGTGAAAGACCGGGAAAGCTCTATCGACGAGGACGACCCGGACTGCATCTTCCGGCGTGATGCGGAGGCCCTGCGGGAGGCGGTCGGCCTCCTCTCGGAGTTGGCGGAGTACCGCAAGACGGGCCTATCGGCAGCAGACATTCAAGAGGCGGCCAACCTCCTCAACAATACCATACACGGCGATCTCCCGGCGGAGCTGAAAAGCTGGGTGGAGCGCTGCACATGGCACGTTATAATACCTGCGAGCACTTCAAAAATAAGGAGGACACCGAATGAACGAACTGAAAATCTTCGAGCATCCCAAATTTGGGAGAATCCGCACCATCATCGAGGATGGTAAGACCCTGTTCTGCGGTAAGGACGCCGCGTTGGCGTTGGGGTACAAGAATCACATCAAGGCATTGGCAGACCATTGCAAGGGGGTAACGAAACGCGACCTCCCCACCAACGGTGGAGCCCAGACTATGAATTTCATCCCCGAGGGCGACCTCTGCCGCCTGGCCGCAAAATCCGAGCTGCCCGGTGCAAGCGAGTTCGAGAGCTGGATTTTCGATGAAGTGATTCCCGCTATCCTGCGGACTGGTACCTATACGGTGCCCGGAGCGGCCCCAAAGTTGCTTTACCTTCCCGAAGGCGTTTCTTTGAACGGACTGGCAAAGCTGCTGACCATCACGCGACGGATGATGCTGGACATGGGCAAAGGCCCGAACGAAATCGGTTCCGTAGCAAAGGGACTGTTTGACAGCTGCGGTGTGCCCCTTGCCCCAGCGTTCTACAACGAGCTCCCCGGACAGACCAGTCTTTTCGACTATCCCGCTCTGGAGAGATAAAAAGCGCCCCGCCGGGTGCGCCAACATCCGACAGGGCAAAGCGAGACCAAAATACACCAAAACTCAGCCTCTACCCTCCATTATACCGGAGGCCGGGGCGGAAAGCAAGGAGGAAATTATGAATTTTCACATCACGCTCAGCCCGGAGCAGTTAGCGTTTCTGGACGGATGTGGTCCAGCTTTATGAGCACCAGGCCGCCGCTCTGGCCTGCCTGGACGGCGAGGCGGCCCGGGACCTGGCCCAGGAGCGGCTGGATGCGTCCCAGAACGCAGCGGAGATCGCGTGGCTGCTGGCTAACACCAAGCCTGTGGAAGGAGCGTAGAGAGATGGGACGTAGGGAAAAGCCGGTCACGTTCAAGATCGTTGTCCCGCCTAGCGCGGCCCGGGTCGAGCAGATGGGGCGCTTCCTGGTGGAGGCGGCGCTGAAAAAGGAGGGCCTTACGGCCAAGATCACCCCCGTGAAGCGCGGGCCCGGAGACCCGATTCTGACCATCGTCCCGCCGGAGACGGCGGGGAAGTCTGCGAGTGCGTGAGAGGAGGGACACGACCGTGAAGCTTTACAAATGCGAGACTATCGCCCAGTTCAAAATCGGCATGTGGCTGGTGGAGCAGGGCATCGAGCGGGAGGACATCCTGACGGCAGAGCTCTTGGGGCCCAACGAGGTCAAGATCACAAATCCAGCCGGACAGTATATGCACATCCGGTGGATGGGAGACCATGCGGAGATTGTCTGAGGAGGTGGTCAGGATGTACATCGTCAAGTGGTGCGACTGCGAGGGGAACCTCCATGAGCGGAAGTTCCGCACTATCCGCGCCGCCCGTGCAGAGGCGGAAGAGCTTCGAAAAAAGTACGATGGCGTGGAGGTCGTGCCGGTATCGGACCGGCGCTAGGCACAAAGTTCCCCGGCGGGTGGGCAAACACCTGCCGGGGGATGGAGGAAGCCGGGATTATCAGGTCCAGCCTCTTACTATGATTTTAGCACGGTTCGGGGCGGAAAGCAAGGAGGAACGAATGGAAGCAGAAAAATATTTGGTGCGCACACGCGCCCTCCGCTCCCAGAGGGATGTGTGGAAACAGGCGGCGGTGGGGGTGCTGGCCCTGTCCATCGCAGGAAACATCGGCCTGTACGCCGTAGGCTGGGCACGGGAGGCGCGGCACCAGGAGGAGAGCAGACAGCTCCGGGCGGAGCTCCAGCACGTGGAGGCGGTCCGGGACAGCGCCCTGGAGGAGCTGGGGCGGCTCGCCAACCAGACCGCCCGCGAGGCCCAGGCCCGGCGGGAGCAGGCGGAGGCCTATGAGGCTATCGGAGCCTATCAGTACATCGGCGAGTGCGCCATCACCGCCTACTGCCCCTGCGCAGAGTGCTGCGGGCGCTGGGCGGACGGGCTGACTGCCTCCGGCCTTCCAGCGGGGCCCGGGATCGTCGCGGTGGACCCGGACGTGATCCCGCTGGGAAGTACGGTCATCATCGACGGGCAGAAGTACCTCGCCGCAGACACCGGGAGCGGCGTCACCGGCACCCACATCGACATCTTCCTCGCCTCCCACGAGGAGACCGTTGCGCACGGGGTCCGGACGGCGGACGTGTGGGTGGCAAAGCCGTGAAGGAGATCTACAAAAGTCGGGTCTACACTGACCGCCCTGCCTACGCCGGATTCGACGCTCCCGCCAAATTCCAGGCTATCAGCAGACGGAGGTGATTCAGGTGGAGCATTTTGGAGACATCAGGAGGCTGAACGGACCGGGTTCCTGCCTGTGGACAAGCGAGATCGCCGAGTTCCCCGTCGCCGTGACAAAGAAAAGATTTTGCGAAAGTGAGGTGACAGCCGTTGAACAAAACAAAAATGCGGCGCTGCAAAAATTTCAACTGCGATAAAATGCGCGGTCATTACTGCTGCACCGACTGCGATCAGAGGAAGGCGTGCGCCAACCCGTGCCTGAACCACCCCACCCGGTGCGGTCTGTCTGAGGCCCCGCCGGTGAGGACGGGATCAGGCGGTAAGGGAGTGGCAAAAGCAGGCCCGCCAAGTAAACACACACCTGGCGGGCCAAAGGGCAAAAAACAATTAAGAACACCTGCATTATAGCAGGCCGGAAAGGAAAATGCAATGTCGTCAGTAAAAATCACCCAATTTGAGGCGGAGAACGTCAAGCGGATCAAGGCGCTGACGCTGACGCCAGCGGAAAACGGCCTCACGGTCATTGGGGGCCGCAACAACCAGGGCAAAACAAGCAGTCTGGACGCCATCGTCTGGGCCCTGGGCGGGGATCGCTACCGGCCCTCCCAGGCGGTCCGGGAGGGCTCGGTGATCCCGCCCCGGATGCGCATGGAGCTGAGCAACGGCGTCGTGGTGGAGCGCTCGGGGAAAAACAGCGACCTGAAGGTTACCGACACCCGCGGCCGCAGGGCCGGGCAGACCCTGCTCAACTCCTTTGTGGAGGAATTGGCCCTCAATATGCCCAAATTCATGCAGTCCACAAGCAAGGAAAAGGCCGACACCCTCCTGCGCCTCATCGGCCTGGAGGACCAGGTGCGCACGCTGGAGCGGGAGGAAAAAGAGCTCTATGACCGGCGGCGGGCCGTGGGTCAGCTCTACGAGCAGAAAGCCAAGTATGCCGAGGAGCTTTCCTCGTGGCCCGACGCCCCCTCGGAGCCCGTCTCCGCCCTGGAGCTCATCCACCGTCAGCAGGATATCCTCGCCCGCAACGGCGAGAACCAGCGCAAGCGGGACCGGGCCCAGAAGCTGGACGAGCAATGCGCCATCGCCAAGGAGCAGGTGGAGGACCTGGAGATGCGCCTCCGGGAGGCGAAGGAGAAGTACCTCGCCCTCCGTGCCGACTGCGAGACCGCCCAACGGGACGCCCTGGACCTCCAGGACGAATCCACCGTGGAGCTGGAGCAGAGCCTCCGGGACGTCGAGGCGGTCAACGCCAAGGTCCGCACCAACCAGGACAAGGCCCGCGCCGCGGCCGAGGCGAAGCAGTACAGCGACCAGTACGCCGCCCTCACCGAATCACTGGAGGAGGTGAGGCAGAGAAAGCTGGACCTCCTCACCGGCGCGGACCTGCCCCTGCCGGGGCTCTCCGTGGAGGACGGGGAGCTCACCTACCAGGGCCGCCCCTGGGACTGCATGAGCGGCAGCGACCAGCTGAAGGTGTCCACCGCCATCGTCCGGGCGCTGAAACCGGATTGCGGCTTTGTACTCCTGGATAAGCTGGAGCAGATGGACTTGGAAACCCTCCGGGAGTTCTCCGCCTGGATGGAGGCCGAGGGCTTGCAGGGCATCGCCACCCGTGTGTCCACCGGGGAGGAGTGCTCCATCATCATTGAAGATGGCTTCGCCAAGGAGCCGGAGGCCCCGGTCCAGACCGGGTGGCAGAAAGGAGTATTCTAATGCAGATTATCACCGGAAAACAGGCGGGAGCCCTGAAAACCGTTATCTACGGCCCGGAAGGCATCGGGAAGAGCACCCTCGCCGCCCGGTTCCCCCGCCCCGTGTTCATCGACACCGAGGGCTCTACCCGGCACATGGATGTCTCCCGGATGGAGAAGCCCTCCAGCTGGACCATGCTCCTGGAGCAGGTGCGCTACATCCGTGACCATGCCGGTCTGTGCGAGACCCTGGTCATCGACACCGCCGACTGGGCGGAACAGCTCTGCATCAGCAGTATCTGCGCGAGCAAGCAGATCAGCGGCATTGAGGACCTGGGCTACGGCAGAGGGTATGTTTATCTCGCCGAGGAGTTCGGCAGGCTCCTCAACCTCCTGGAGGAGGTGGTGGAGCGGGGGATTCATGTGGTCCTCACCGCCCATGCCATGATGCGCAAATTTGAACAGCCCGACGAGATGGGGGCCTACGACCGCTGGGAGCTGAAGCTCCAGAAGAAGACCGCGCCCCTGGTCAAGGAGTGGTCCGACCTGCTCCTCTTCGCCAATTATAAGACGATGGCCGTCGCCACCGACGAGAAGGGGAAGAAGTTCAAGGCCCAGGGGGGCCGCAGGGTGCTCTACACCGCCCACCACCCCTGCTGGGACGCGAAAAACCGGCTGGGCCTGCCAGAGGAGCTCCCCCTGGACTTTGACGCCCTCGCGCCCTACATCTTCCCGGCTGCCCCCGCACAGCCGGAGCCCGCGCCCCCGCCTGACCCCGATAAGACGCCTCCGCCGTCACCGGGCGGCGATCCCGGCCCATCACCGCAGGATAGTCCCGGGCCTGCCCGTCCGGCAGGGCAGAGAGGTTTCGTGGATGTACAGCATGCCGCCGCGGGGCCTCAGCCTGGGTCAGCCACCGCAGAAAAGACCCATATTGCCCGTCCGGCAGGACCCGGACCCGACT